AGATATGGCTTAGGGTATGATCAATTGCATGAGATTATTGGACAATTAAAAAAGACTCCAAATACCAGACAAGCTGTGCTACAGATGTGGGGAGCAGGTCGTGATGATCTAACACAATCCGACCCTAAACCATGTAATCTTGTTGCTTCGTTTCATATGATAGATGAGAATCTGTTAAATATGACTGTATTCAACCGTTCGAATGATTTAATATTAGGATGCTGTGGTGCTAATGCTGTCCATTTCGCACTTTTGCAGGAATACATAGCTAGTATGGTTGGAGTAAGAATGGGTTCATATTGGCAAGTTTCCACTAATCTGCATCTATACAAAAAACATTTGGATAAAGTTTCTCCAGACACTTCTGATGAAGACTATGAACGAACAGAACCTTTAATAAAGTATCCCGAGGTTTTTGATGAAGAGCTAAATGAAACTATGCTTTATATTGATGACATGCATAAGTTTAGGGAAGGATATATGGGGAATATTTCTAATCCATATTTAAGTGAAGTTGTCATTCCCATGGCAACAGCACATTGGATGTATAAAGCTAGAAATTTTAGAGGAGCACTAGATACAATTGAAACAGTGAGAGCAGAAGACTGGAAAAGAGCAGGGAAAGAATGGTTGGAAAGGAGAATCAAATGATTTCCCGGGATCAGATAAATCGTTCACGATACTTGGCTGGATGTGTTAAGCGTTATCATACATGGCCAATGATAAAGACACAGACTGTTGGTCATCATTGCTGGCGTGTTGCGTGCATTTTCGTTGAAGTATTTGGGTTACCTCGTGCAGAAGTTTTGTATTTCTGTCTACATCATGATTCTGGTGAACTTTTTGCTGGTGATGTTCCGTTTAGAGTTAAACAACAAGTACCTGATCTAAAGAATGCTATGAATCTAGCTGAATCCTACGGCCTTGAACGATTAAGTCTAAAACTACCAGAATTAACTAAAGAAGAACTAATACAAGTTAAAATCTCCGATCTCTTAGAAATGTATGAAACAGGTGAATATGAACTAAATTTAGGGAACACGTATGCAGCAACTATCATGCAAGATACTTTGTTTCAAGCACAAACCATTGCGGAAACCTCTTGCATGTTAGAACATGTTAACATTTGGTTAGAAGAACGAAGGAGCATATCATGAAAGCGAATGAATCTCAAATTGGTGGTACTCACTATAAAACCGAATATGAACATTGGGATTTGGTTATTGCCATTCCTCTTGGGTATCTTGAAGGATGTGCGACCAAGTATGTCGCCAGATGGCGAAAGAAAGGGGGAATACAAGACTTAATGAAGGCAATGCATTATCTCAATAAACTGATGGAAGTTGCAGGTCATCCATATCGAAACATACCACACGTTGAAATTGATGTGGAAGTATCACGTTTTGTCGATGCAAATAATTTAACTGCATTAGAAAGAAAATTTATTCATACATTATGTACTTATAGAGAACCTGTAGACCTCTTGGTAGCATTCGATTGTCTCAATGAAATTATTGGAAACACAGAAGCAACACTCAATCGCCCTGGAACCCCAGAAGATGGAGGACATCATGAACGGACTTCCATTTAGAGGAGCAGTTAAAATCACTAAACATTCATCATTACGCAAATTAGCTCGAGCTATGCGACGAGGTAAGGTTCCACCGGAACGACAGGTTATAATAGAACACGCTGAGGAAAGTGCCCAAAAACGCAAAAAAATATACCGCCCAGTACAGCCCTAGCCACCTGTTTGTTAATGGCATTACAACCCATCCAGAATGGCAATAAACAACATTGAAATGGTGTAGCAACCCCATGGCAAAACCCAAAACCATATCTTTTGATCAAGGACATTTACCCTTTGCTCATTTAGAAAGTGGTTGGACTCCACCATCAGAACTACCAGACCTTTCTAAAGAAAATGAAGTAGCTTTAGATATAGAAACTTATGATCCTTCATTAAAAAATGATATGGGGCCAGGATACTTTAAGTGTGATCGAAAATCTCTCAATACTGGGTTTATCTGTGGTATATCAGCAGCTTGGCGAGACCAAAGAATCTATATTCCGCTTCGACACAATCGCAAAAACTATTATGATCGACACCTTGTACAAAGATGGCTACATTCTCTTGCAAGTCAAAACCACACAAGATTCGTATTCCATAATTTTCAATATGATTGGGGATGGATTCAGACCATATTTGATATACAACCTCCAATGTTACTGGATGATACCGGTGCTATGGCTTCCATGGTAAATGAGAACTTGTCTTCATTTACTTTGGAATATCTTTGCCAATGGCAAGGATTACCGGGTAAGGATGAACGTTTATTGAAAGAATATGCCAGTTTGTATAAAGTAAAAGAATCAGAAATCAAGAGTTATCTATATGAATTTGATGTTGGACATGTTGGTCCATACGCAGAACAAGATGCAGCCAGCACTCTAGCATTGGCACAGAAACTGCGGCCATTGCTGAAAGTAGAAAAATTAGAAACAGCATATCAAGTTGAACGAGATTTAATGCCTCTTACTCTTAAAATGAAACAACATGGTATCCGAGTAAATATTGAAAGAACAAGAGAATTAAGAAATACAATAAACGAACGTTGTGATGAAGATTTATTCAAGCTTAGTGAAGCTCTTAAACGACGTGTTACGATTAAAGATATAAGATCTAATAGCTGGTTAAAAGAGCAATTTGAAATTTTTAATCTAGCATATCCAAGAACAATGCCAACTGAGAACTACTCAGAAGGACAGGCAAGTTTTGAAAAGAATTTTATGTCTAATCACCAACATTGGTTTCCACGTGCTATATATGGAATAAAACATAGAACAGAACTAGCGGAAAAGTTTCTACAAAAATTTATTATTGAATACGAATATAAAGGACGAGTACATCCGTCTGTTAATCAATTCCGAAGTGAAGCTGGTGGTGCTCGTAGCCACCGGTTTAGTTATAGTGATCCCCCCCTTCAACAAATACCTAGCCGGGATGATGAATTTGCTCCCCTTATTAGATCTTGTTTTATACCAGAAGAGGGAGAGTTCTGGTGTAGCATTGATTATAGACAACAAGAATATAGACTCATAGTCTTTGTGGCTGAAGTATTGAAAGCACGCGGAGCTAAGTCTGCTGCTGACAGGTATCGTAATGATCCTAGTACAGACTTTCATAATTATGTATCCCAAATCACACACTTAGAACGTCGTCGTGCTAAAGACGTTAACTTTGCAAAATCCTATGGAGCTGGTAAAAAGAAATTTTCTTTAATGACAGGAATGAGCGAAGAAGAAGCAGAAATAGTTATGGCGCAGTACGATAAAGAACTACCATTTGTCCGAGAAGCAGCAGATCGTTATGCTAAATTCGCTTCTCAAGCAGGATATATTAAACTAGTAGATGGGGCACGAAATCACTTTAATCTTTGGGAACCAATATATCGTGATTTTGCTAGAGAATGGCAATTCAAATCAAACCATTCTAAAATTGACACATTACCCTGCACAGAGGAAGAAGCAGCACGACGTAGGGACGATGAATCTCATCCGTGGTATGGGGAACGTATGAAACGAGCATATACTCATAAAGCTTTTAATCGAATGATCCAAGGAAGTGCAGCACGACAAATAAAGAAAGCTATGGCAGACTTATACAAAGCAGGATATCAACCTTTGCTACAGCTTCATGATGAACTTTGTTTCAGTTTCAGTAACAAGGAGGATGCATATACCTGTGCTAAAATAATGGAAGAAGCTATGCCGATTATAAGTATCCCAATGTCTACAGATGTTAAGTTGGGACCAAGCTGGGGACAACTGAAAAAATAATTTTCTGTCAAGGGGTTGCTTTCTTATTTAAGACATGCTATGTAATGAATGTTCAGTCAGCTAATGGAGAAATAATTATGAATGCACCGACTCCCGGTCCCAGCCCTGCTCCCAAGCCAGCAGCAGTGAAAAAGGAGCCAAAGGCTCCCAAGCCCAAGAAGGAAGGAGCTGTTGCACGTCCTCGGCTTCCCAAGTATCCTGACGAGCACGTTATTACTGTGTTCAAGGAGAATGCCAAGGCGCGCGGCGCGGCAGATCGGTTCAAACAGTACCATTCTGGAATGACAGTGAAGGCATATGTCGACAAAATCCGTACTGATTTCGGGCGGACAGATGGGCAGACCTATGCCGATATGCGTTGGGACGAGGACCACAAGTTCATCCATATTGGTCCCACGGTGGTTCCTGTTCCTGTTCAGGCACCTGCTCCCGCAGCACAACCGGCTCAACCAGCTGCATAAGACTCTCGACCTCGGAGAATAACCAGAGGAGCCCCGTGAAAATCGGGGCACTTTTTGATGAATTTAATTGTAGTTGACACCGAAACATCGGACTTGGATCCAGATAAAGGAGCCAATCTATTAGAGTTGGCTTGGATTGAATTATCACATTCCGGCCAAACTTGGGAACAGACTGCTGCCGGGGAGAACTATATTCTGTATGAAGGTCCAATTTCTCCACACGCTCAAGCCGTTCATCATATTCGCAGTGAAATGTTAACCAAGGAAAAAGGAGCAATTACTAGGTACGAAGCAGTTCTTAATCTACTCAAGCACATACAAGATGATACAATTATGGTTGCTCATAATTCTGCATTTGATTCAAAGTTTATCCCAGAAATTACCAGACCATGGATTTG